CCGCCGGGGGAAACGCAGTCGGAAATGGTGGTGCTGGTGGTGGACCAGGGGTAGCAGGGTCAAATGCGTCGGGTGCGGGTGGTGCAGCAGGTAAATATTTACAAGGCACTTCTTTTGTTTATTGGATTGCAACAGGCACTAGAACTGGCCCATCAGCGTAATTTATAAATATCTAAAAAGGGTATTTAAATGGCAACAATAACATCTCGTACTGAATTTAAAGAATATTGCCTTAGAAAATTAGGCAAGCCAGTAATTGAAATTAACGTTGATGATGATCAGGTAGAAGATCGCATTGATGAAGCTTTGAAGTACTACTGGGATTATCATTTTGATGGTTCAGAAAAAATCTATTATAAACATGAATTTACTGAAGAAGACATCACTAACAAGTATATAACTCTCCCTCAGAATATTATAGGTGCTGTTAATATATTTGCAATAGGTGATTATATTGCAACTAACAATATCTTTAATATCAGATATCAGATTGCACTCAATGATCTTTATACACTGACCTATCAGTCAATGGTACCCTACTACATGGCTTTTCAACATTTACAATTGTTAGAACAGCTTCTAGTGGGACAACAGCCAATCCGTTATAATAGAAATACAAATAAACTTTATGTTGATGTTAACTGGGATAAAATTGTTGTAGGTCAATTTTTAGTTGTTGAGGCATATCAAGTTGTTGATCCAACTGATTTCCAGGACGTTTGGAATGATCGTTGGTTACAAAGATATGCAACAGCTCTTATCAAAAAACAATGGGGTACCAATCTTACTAAGTTTATTGGTATGCAATTACCTGGTGGTCTGCAATTTAATGGTGAAAAAATCTATAATGATGCACATGATGAGATAGAAAAATACGAACAAGAAATGATCAGTAGCTATAGTCTCCCTGTTACTGATATGATTGGATAATAAATGGCAACCTCACTATTCTTTAACAATTTTGCATCATCGGGCGAACAAAGACTAATTGAAGATTTGGTAATTGAATCTATTAAGATTCATGGTGTTGATAATTACTATGTACCTAGAAAAATAGTAAATTATAATAATACATTTAGAGAACAAAACTTTACTGAATATGGTAATGCTATACCTGTGGAAATGTATGTTCGCAATGTTGATGGATTTGATGGTGAGGGTGAATTCTTATCAGCATTTGGTGTTGAAGTTCGAGAACAGATCACATTCTCTGTGGCAATGAGAGTCTATGATTCAGAGGTTGGAGCTATTCTCAATAGAGATAGACCTCTTGAAGGAGATCTTGTTTATTTTCCATTTACCAAAGCTCTTTATGCTATTAAGTTTGTTAACAAGAAACCTGTTTTCTATCAGATGGGTGCTCTTCAATTTTATGATCTTACTTGTGAACTCTTTGAATATTCTAATGAAGTATTCAATACTGGTGTTGATGAAATTGACAGCACTTACAATGCATTCTTAACTACTACCGAACCTTATTATATGACAACAGAGACCGGTACAGTAGTTACAGATCAAAATGGTGATCCAATCATTACTGAAGATTATGATATAGATAAGCTAGATACAGCATCTCAAAATAATCTTTTTGAAACACAGGGTCTAGATTTCCTTGATTTTACCACCAAAGATCCGTTTAGTGAGTTTGGGGGTAAAGTATGATAGGTGGCCTTTCTTTTTACAATACCTTATTTAAAAAATATGTCATTATTTTTGGAACTCTATTTAATAATATAAAAATAGAAAGAAGAAATGATGCAGGTGTTTTAGAACAAAATTTTAAAGTTCCTATTGCCTATGGACCTCGTGAAAAATTCTTGGCTCGTATTCAAGACAATCCAACAGGTATTGCTCAAACCTCTATCAAGCTTCCTAGAATGGCTTTTTCTATCACTAGTTTAGAATATGCCAGAGATAGAAAACTACAGACCATAAACAAGGTGATGTCAAGAAAAGACGTTAGTGGGGTTAATGTTTATAGTAAAGTTCATAATCCCGTACCCTATGATATTGGATTCAAATTACAAATTCTATCTAAAACAATGGAAGATGGACTTAGAATAGTAGAACAGATTCTTCCTTATTTTACACCTGAATGGACTGTATCTGCCAAGCTTCTTGGTACAGAATTTGATAATGTTACTGATATTCCTCTTATTTTAAATGAAGTTGAGATTGAAGACCAGTATGAAGATAACTTCATGGCAAGAAAAGTGTTAACTTTTACACTTAATTTTACTATGAAAGGTTACTTCTATGGACCTGTCACAGAAAGTAAGGTTATTAAACTTGTTAATGTTAAGATATTCCAGGATTTGACAGCCAATTCTGAACTTGTAACTACAACAGTAAGACCAGGTTTAACTGTTGATGGTGAGCCTACTTCCAATGCCGATCTCTCAGTAGCCTTCTCTCAGATTGAGGAAGATGATAATTATGGATTCATTGTAACAATTGAAGATAAAAACAATGGCTAAAAAAGATATGATATCTCAGTCATTAGGTATTGAACCTCTTGAAAATTTTAACAAGCCTATCACAGCTGTGCTTCCTGCAATCAAAGCAGAGAAGAATAACGATTATGAATATGCCAGAACCAATCTGTATAACATAATTGAAAAAGGTCAGGATGCCTTAGAACACATTGTTGATATTGCTAAACAATCTGAATCAGCCAGAGCTTTTGAAGTAGTTGCTAATCTTATCAAAACAATGGCAGAGACAAATAAAGACCTACTAAGTCTAGCCAAGCAAAAGAAAGAACTGGAGAAACAAGAAGACACTCCAGAAAAAAACATAACTAATAATAATTTATTTGTGGGATCATCGGCAGAATTGCTTAAAATGATCAAAGATAAGTCAAATGAATGATATCTACTTAGGTAATAAAAACCTTAAGAATAAAGACGTCAAGCTACAATATACTAAAGAGCAGATTGCTGAATATATTAAATGTGCTGAGGACGTCGACTATTTTTGTGAAAATTACGTAAAGATTGTTTCTGTTGATAGAGGTTTAATACCTTTCAGACCTTTTGAATATCAAAAACAGATGTTCAAAACATTTGATGACAATAGATTTACAATCTGTAAGATGCCTCGTCAGGTTGGCAAAACCACAGGTGTTGTAGGTTATCTACTTCATAAAGTATTGTTTAATGAAAACTATAACATTGCTGTTCTGGCTAACAAAGAACGCCAGGCAAGAGAAATTCTATCACGTATACAGCTTGCATATGAATGGTTGCCCAAATGGTTACAGCAAGGAATAGTAGAATGGAACAAAGGAAACATAGAACTTGAAAATGGTTCCAAGATTCTAGCTTCTTCAACATCATCTTCAGCAGTTCGTGGTCAGTCTTATAATCTTGTTTATCTTGATGAGTTTGCATTCGTTCCTCGTAATGTTCAAGATGCCTTCTTTGCTTCAGTTTTCCCAACAATTTCTTCTGGTAACACCTCTAAATTACTTATCACATCTACACCCAATGGTATGAATCTATTCTATAAGATTTGGGTAGATTCAGAAGAAGGTAGAAATAATTATGCTCGTGTAGACGTTCATTGGTCTGCTGTTCCTGGTCGAGATGAAAAGTGGAAAGAAGAAACAATCAGAAATACTTCTGTTGATCAGTTTAGACAGGAGTTTGAGTGTGAGTTCTTAGGATCCACAAATACTTTAATTCATCCTTCTGTTTTGAGTAAACTGACATTTATAAGACCAAAAGAAATTTCTGGAGGGGTCAAGGTTTATAAGGAACCTCAGAAAGACCACGTATATGCTCTAACAGTAGACGTTTCGGAAGGTCTTGGACTAGACTCTTCTTCCTTTGTTGTTGTGGATTGTTCTAAGGTTCCCTATGAGATAGTTGCTGTTTTTAAGGATCCAAATATATCACAACTTTTGTTTCCTACATTAATACATAATGTTGGTAGATATTATAATAATGCAGCTGTTTTAGTGGAAGTAAATTTAGGATCACAAGTTGTAAACATTTTACATCAAGATTTAGAATATGAAAACGTAATAATGACTAGCCAGACTGGTAGAAAAGGTACTGTGGTTGGTAGCCACCCTGGAAAATCAAGGTTGGGTATAAAAACCACGTCCATTACTAAAAGAATTGGCTGTGCAAATATTAAATCTATAATAGAAGAAAACAAGATAATACTAAACGATTATGATATAATACACGAACTGTCTACATATGTTGTTGACGGAAGTTCGTATAACGCAGAAGAAGGTTATCATGATGATTTGGTAATGTGTTTGGTACTTTTTGCCTGGATGATTCAACAGAACTATTTTAAGGACGTATCAAACACTGATATTAGACAACGCCTGATGGAGGAGCACGAAGATGCTTTTACCCCATTTGGATTTATTGATGATGGTCATCCCGATGATCTAACACCTAAGCTTTTAAGTGATAATGCCTTTGAAAGGTTTCTTCTAAACTAGGTTTTTATAAATAATCATACTAGATACTGAAAATTGTTTATTATAAGGAGAAACCAATGCCATTTCAAGTAAGTCCTGGTGTTAACGTATCAGAAATTGACTTAACTACAATTGTGCCAGCAGTTACTTCAACTGTAGGCGCTATTGGCGGCGTATTTAGCTGGGGTCCTGTGGAAGACCGTGTTCTTGTGTCTTCTGAGGATGAGTTAGTCAATGTTTTTGGTAAGCCAACAGCCAACAATTTCGAAACATTTTTTACAGCTGCAAATTTCCTAGCTTATGGAAATCAGTTGTTTGTATCAAGAGCAGCAGGCGCCGCTAACTATAATGCTATAGCCAACACTGGTGGTACAAACACTTCAGTTTCAACAATTAAAAATTCAACTGATTATGCATCACGAGAATCAACATTAACATCAAATGGAAATATCAATTTCTATGCAAAATACCCAGGTACACTTGGTAGTTCATTGAAAATTTCAATTTGTCCTTCAGCAGATGCTTTTCAAAGTGATGTGATAGTTGCTGGTGCATCTGGTTCAAATAGTCAATTGACAATTGAAATGAATGTTGGTGAAAACTTCATCACATTTACTGGTTCAAACACATATGCAGTAAATGCTGCAGCCTATGCCTATGATGCATTAACTCCAGGTGATGTTCTTCTTGTTGGCAACTCAACTATTGGCACTCAATATGTTAAATTAGTATCTATTGAAGATCCATCAGGTAGTACAAGCTTTACTGTAACAACAGATACTGTTTTAAAGATTAAAGATGACTGGTCAACTACTAAATCAGCTGCTAATACAATTGCTGTAAGAAACTGGGAATATTTTAACACTGTTGATACTGCACCAGGTAGATCAAACCACTTTGCAGCAAGAAATGCTGATACATCTATAGATGATGAAATGCATATTGTTGT